AGTGTCCTCCTTGGACAACACCTCGGTCACCGCATCAACGGCCTGAAGCCAATCCGGTGCGGTCAGCGAAATCATCCGCAGCGGTGGTGCATTCTTCCGCAACTCCTCAACTGTGACGCGATACGACATTGTTATGCTGTTATGATACCGCTTCAAAAAGACTGGAGCAACTGACCCGACCGCCGCGGGGCATACTTCGAAGTCATCGTCGACTTCCAACTGCTCATCCCGCGGCGACTCCCCCCAGTCTCTTGGGGAGGACGCAGCCCGAACCGTTCGCGAACAACATCGAGCATGACGAACGCCGCATCGGCTACGTCGGGCGATCGGCCGATCCTGGCCTTCATGTCGGTCTTCGACTCGACGACCACCTTCATCGATCCGGACTTACGTGTGTCGTAGTTCCGACTGGTCATCTCCCGAGCCAGATCCGGCCCGATCCCCCGCAACTGACCATTCTGCAAAAACTCCTTCGCGCCGAACCAAAGCTCGGTCACGCGGTTGACATACTTGTCCTGGGCCGCGGTCGCATCGTAAGCCGAGAGCGATCGACCCGAAGGAGCCCCGCCGAAGTGAACCCGGAGGAACTCGTTCGACCCGCAGACTGTGGCCATCGCATCGCAGAAGGGCACACCGCCGCCCGTCACATCGACCCCGATGTTGCGCCACGGCACCCCAGCTTTGACCACGATGTCTTTGATTTTCTTGGCGATCTGGAAAGTTCGCGGCTCGGGGTTGCTGGCCTCTTCGTCGAGGTAGTGGAACTCGTCGAAGGAAACCTGATCGACGCCATCTTTGTTCTGGCCAAACGAGCCCAAATAAATGACACACCTATCCCCGCCGCTCACGAACGAGGGGTCGATGCCGACAATACGTTCGGCGCGGCCCCTCCAGATCGGCTTCTGATCGGCTTGGAAGCGGATGATCTCGGCCTCGGAATAGATGGCTTTGCTGACCGCCTGCGGTGGCCAAAAACCTCTGTAGTCTCTCCAAAAGATTGGATTGTCCTCACCGAGTCGCTCACGGGCCTCGTCGATTTTTTCCCATTTCTGGATCGGCCATTTGTTTTCGCCGGCCAAGTAGTTCGGATTCTTGAGGGCATCGAGGTGCAGACAAACCCCACCCAGCTTGGTCTCCCACTTCTCGTCATTGACCGTAATGCTCCCCCAACCGTTGATCGGCTCGACGAAGCGCCCGAAGGGATCGTAGTAGGAGACAGGGTTCGCCGCCGCACAGATGTGGAGAAACGGGTTGTTCGAGAGGTTGGACATCGCGGTGTCGAGGAAGGCATGACCCAACTCGCTCAACTCGTCGGCCGCGACGATGACCCGCGGAGCCTTCATGCCTCGCATCTTACCCGTCACCTCGCTGGTCTTCTTCGCCTCGGCCGGAATCAAGTAAACCCCCGCCTGCTCCATCCTCTCCCCGTTGCGGATCGTGTAGATGGCCGGAGTCGGAGTATCCGCGAGCTTCCCTGGAGCCACGGGCTTGATGCACGGCCAGTAACGCTGGATGGCACCCCAGACGCGCTTCTTGGCGTCACGGATGCTCGTGGAGGTAACGAGCGAAAGCGTGTGGAACGGCGCGGCCATCCAATTCAGGAGAGCCCAGATGGCCATGAATTCCGACTTGCCGGACGAACCGCAGCCTGCGAAACCGACGAACTTATTGTGACAGCACTCATACAACATGTCATCGGCCCAAGGGTGCCAAATAAAGTTCTCAGTTTTCTTATTGAAGAAAATCTGAGCCGCGTTTTTGAAGTGCTCTTCGATCGGCAACATCTCCGGCGACCGCCGGTCACGGTTCACGAAGCAGTAAAGCTCGATCGCCCAATCAGCCGTCCCCGGCACAAAATAGACCCCGTATTTAAGTCGGTATCCGACCGGAGGAGTCGTGGCATCGGAGGCAAAAATCGGGGTCATTTTGGAAATTTTTCTGCTACAGAGTTATACAAGCGGACACAATCGTTTTTGATATTTCGCAGTCACCTCATTACCAACACTTTATGACAACCGTAGCACGGGTTCGAATTTACGGGTTTAGGGGATTATTTAACTTCTGTAAGTCACTCGATTTACTCTGTTATCGGCGAAGTTCCGCCTATTATCATTTTCGATATTATTATGCGCTTATGAATATTTTTGAACATTTTGACACAAAATCTGGTCACAATTAACAAGCATGAAAATCGAAATTACTGACACCCGAAACGAGGGCGTTGTCGTCCGGCTCAATGGGGCCAAGGCGCACATCGCCAAGGTCCGCAATGGAGCTTACCGCCAGTTCCTCATCCGCTGGAAGGTGGGGCGGAAGACGATGAGGCGCGTCTTCGCCAAACGCGACAAAGCGATAGAGGAGGCTCAAAGGATCGTCACTGACTTGGCCAGCGCCCTCGGCGAGAGAACTACAATTCATCCGGAGGATAATCTATTCCTTCGGGAGTGTTTACGCAAAGCGGGCGGGAAAAGTCGCTTGCTCGAAGCCGTGGAACAATACGTGGCCAAGAACCCGATCGGGGCTGGTCGGAGGACAGTAAAAGAGGTGTCGGTCGAATTCGTCGAAGCGATGCGGGAGCGACAGAAATTGAAGGGGCTTTCGAAGTCCTACCTCAACGGGCTCTCGACCGATTCAAACCACATCCGGCGCTGGATCGGCCACCGGCAACTCAACAGTGTGACCCACGAGGAATTCCAGGGCTACATCAGCAAGGGTGAGTGGTCGCCATTCACTTACCGCAATCTGGTGCGCCACTGGCAGATGATGGAAAAGTTCGCCAAGAAAAAGGGCTACCTCGGTAAGGACGCCGACTCCATCACCGCGGACCTAGCTCTCCCCTCCCTCGACCGCAGAGTGGTGCCGACCTTCAAGCCTTGGGAGCTTATGCACCTCCTCCTGATCGCCAAGCCGGACGAGATCCCCTACATCGCGACGATGGCATTCGCCGGTTCGCGTCGGGCAGAGTTCCAGCGGATGACGGCGGCTCAACTCAAGTTCGATGAGCATCATGCGGTCATCGATGAGACGATCGCCAAGACTGCGGCTCGCCGGACTTTGGACATCACCGACCAGATGAAAGCCTGGCTCGCAGTCGCCGAGATCCCCGAGGAGGGTCGCCTGACTAGCCACCGCCGGGTGGCGGCACTGAGCCGGAACAAGGCTCGGCTCTCAGCCGTCGGGGTTGAGTGGAAGAACAATGTGCTCCGGCACTCGTTCTGCACCTACCACTATGCCAAATACCGCAACGCCAACGAGACCTCCTACCTCGCGGGTAACAGCCCGAAGACCCTGCAAAAGCACTACCGCGGCCTCGTAACCACGGCGGAAGCTGACGAATGGTTTAATATCACACCGATAGTGGTGCGGGCTTATGCGGAAGAAAACGGCTTGTCCTCTTTAATAAAATGGTGAACAACCACGCATGTTCGTTGTCGAACATAGAGAAAGAAAGAACCCAAATAACCATGAGCACAACAAAACACGGCCGTCTGAAGGCCGGCACTGAACGAGTGAGCTACGTAGAGAGTAAAATGACCTCCTCTGCGCTGCGCCTTTTGGCCGCAGCAAAGCAGACGAATGTCAGTTCACTGATCCGCGAAGCGACCTCCGCCTACCTAGCCGCAGAAGACCCAGATAAAACGCTGTCCCGCGTAGCCGAGGAGTTAGCCGTCTACAAGGCCGACACCAAGGAAGAACGCGCTGCCGACAGCCTCGATCCACAAATGCAGAAAACCATAGCTGCCCTGCTCCGGAAACACCGGAACGGGTGACGCGGTGCCGCGGGGGATGAACCCCGCGGCTTCTTTTTCACTACGCCGTAATAACCATAACAACTGCACATACACAAAAAAGCCCATAACAATGATACTAGACCTCACCAAAAACCTGAAATCGGAACTCGACGAAGCGGCTCACTATTGCTCGCTCTCCCCAGAGAAACTCGCCTCTCTATTTGTCGAAGACGGGTTACGGCTGTATCGTGACAGCCGTGACGAATTCAGAGATACCGTTGACCGAGAAGATAGCTAACCTTCGCAATCCGAAGTTGATCCGCTCATTTGCAAGCGACCCTGAACTTGAAGACCGGCTTAAAGCTGAGTCGGAGAGTTCGGGGCGCTCAATGAGCGCGGTCATTCGCACTGCGTTGCGTAAATTCTTCGGGTTGTAGTAATAACACCATAATGACTTCCATGATTCTGGAATGTGAGTCGTTTACCGCGACTCCGTTGGCCAGCGGCAAGCTGCGCCTGGAGATCAAGGCTCCGGTCGAGCGACCCAAGGAAACACTCGGTCCGCATGAAGCGGCTGAGAGATTAAGCGCGATCTTCGGTCGGACAGTGCAGAAGCACTCACTTGGCTATTGGCGCAAGCGCGGCCTCCCTTACACCCAGGTTGGCGACAAGAAATACATCTACCACGAAGTCGCCATCACTCGGTGGGCGCAAGGACTGGGAGCTTCGATTCTATGACTATGGACAAGTATCACGACTGCGGCCACCGCCCGCGCAACACTGACAAGCGCAAACGCTACAGAAGCGTCCCAGAAATGGTCGTCGACACGCTCGGTGGCGAGGACGCGGTAAACACACTCATCTCAATGTTCGTTCAAGAAGTCGAGCGCCGTGCCGAGGAGAAGATGCTACTGACAGGCAAACTCGAAGGCGCACATTACGCGGCAATGAAACAAGTTGCCGAGGAGTGGAAGCAGTGAACTCCAGGCAAAAAGGAAAACGTGTCGAGCGGCTTTGGCGCGATCAGCTTCGCGAAGCAGGATTCCTCAAATCGTTCCGCGGTCAGCAATACTGCGGTGCGGCCGGCAATGCCGACGTAGTTTGTCCTGAGTTGCCGTCGCTGCACTTCGAAGTGAAAGGCGTGCAGAACTTGAACGTCTTGGCTGCGATGAAGCAGGCGATCAATGATGCCGGCACTAAGACACCAGTCGTGGCCCACAAGAAAAACGGCGAGCCGTGGTTGGTCACGATGCTCGCCGGTGATTGGTTGCGTCTGGTAAAAGACTCCGACTGGGTCAGTCCAGAAGACTGCCCAACAACTCCCGATTCCGTTCAGCCCGCCGTTCTCTATTCGACCGGATTCGTTCCATCACCGCGTCTGATTGATCGGACGAGTAGTAGTAGCGATTGCCCTGTTTCTGAACATACGTGATCCCGTTCGGAGTATTCAGGTCGATCACGTAGAAGTTCCCGTCGTCAGCTAATGCGGTTCCTGTAAGGAGACCCGCTACAAGTATTGAGTTAATAATTTTCATCATAAGGTAAGACTGGTTTATGGCCACATCGTTCAAACTCTTCCCCTATCAAGAGAAGGCTGTATCTGAACACCTCCGGATTCTGGACTCGGTCGGGGCGTCACTCGACGGGACCGGGTGCGGTGGCGGAAAGACCGTCATCGCCAGTGCTGTTGCTGCTAGATACGCGCTCACAGTGGGAGTTATCGCACCGAAGTCGGTCTTGGCGAAATGGGGTAATACCCTCACGGCATTCGGGGTCAAACCACTCTTTGTCCTCAACCCCGAGAAGCTGCGGATGGGAAATACCCCGTGGCTCAAAAAGATCCCGAACGGGGGTAAAAAGGTGAAGTTCGAATGGGATATACCCGAACGGTGTCTTCTCATCTTCGACGAGGCCCACATGTTCGGAGCCTACAATAGCCAGAACGGCAAGATGCTCGAAGCCGCCGCGGGGAACCATGCGGTCCTAATGCTCTCGGCCACGGCCGCGGAGTCCCCCCTCAAGATGAAGGCGATCGGAGTCAATCTGCGACTGTTCACGGGCGGCTACTTCTGGAAGTGGGTGCGAGAGATGGGGGCCGAAGAAGGGCGCTGGGGTGGCCTCGAATGGAATCCTCGCCGGCCGGAGAACAAAGAGAAGATGGAGCGGCTCCACCATTCGGTATTCGCGAATAGAGGATACCGCGTGTCCGAGGAGGAGCTACGCGAGCAACTCCCCGACCTCATGCTCTCAGACGAGCCCCTGTGGCTCTCAGATAAAGACCGCGCTACCGTAAAGGCGCTTTATGACGAAATGGCTGATCCGGATGATCCGGGCGGTGTCAAAAACCTCCGGCAGCGCCAAGCCCTTGAAACGGTCAAAGTCGCGTATCTGGTGGAGCGTGCCCAGGAGATCGTCGAATCAGGCGGCTCGGTGGTCCTCTTCCTGAATTTCCATGAAAGTATCGACCAAGCACGGAAGCTCCTCGAAGACGCGGGTGTCATCGACGGACGAGAAACGGCCAAAGCCAGAGCGGAGACGCAGCGCCGGTTCCAAGAGAACGAACTCCGGTGCGTCATCGTGCAGATCGCGGCGGGTGGGCAATCCATCGACCTACACGACGTGGTCGGAGAGTTCCCACGTGTTGCACTTATTTGTCCGCAATTCTCCGGCCTCGTGGAGGAGCAGGCTCTTGGACGAATCCGACGGGTCGGGGCCAAGTCTCGCGCACTCGCTTTAAGGCTCTACGCACCAGGCACCGTGGAGCAGGGAGCCCTCAAGCTGACCGAGGAAAAACGGGAGAATGTAGGAATTTTGAATGCAGGAAAAAATAATTTGAACAATGGGGTGGTTACCCCGGTCTCATCTTCCATGCAGGTAATAACGCCGCAAGAGCATAACACGGAGCACAGCGAACATTCGCCAAGCTCTTTGAAGGAGAAAGCCAAATGCCCCGGATTCCGAAACGACCAGACTCGCGACCAAAGCGCGGCCAACCGGGGGACACTCGGTCACCTCGCGGTGGAGAAAGAGAACCTCGACGTGATCCCGCCGGACGACCCGAAGCTGCGCGAGGCGGCGGATATGTGTCTGAAGTATCTCGCAGCATTAAGGAAACCCCTCGTAAACGCGCAGGAGCTTCGGGAGCAGCGTTACACCGTCCTCGATCAGTTCGGACACATCGATCACATCATCCTGCACGGCGGAGACAAAGCCGAGTTGGTCGACTACAAATTTGCTTTTGGAGCCTACAGCGCGGATTCGCCGCAATTCTGGGCGTATACTGTTGGCCTTTGGGATGCTCATCCCGAAGTCGATGAGGTCACAGTTCATGTTCTTCTACCTTTCCAAGGGGTCATCGACCGCGAGACGTGGTCTCGGGAAAAAGACTATGACCGTCTCTCATCGAAGGTTGCGGCCATCATTGCCGCAGCGCGGCGCGATGACCCCTCGGACTATTTAACCGGGGCGCACTGCGCTTGGTGTGCACGACAAGCCAGTTGCCCAAAACTCTCGTCGCTGGCTCTGACCATCGCGTCTGAATATAAGGCCGACGAGTTGACCCTGCCGGCGCAATACGATCCGGCCAACATCTCTGACCCGCACGTTATTGCGTTCGCCAAAAAGGCCGCACCGATCATGCGGTCATGGGCCGACAAGGTCGATGCCCGTGCCTTGGAGATGCGGATGCAGGAAGGCATCGAAATCCCTGGGTTCGAACTCGCCGAGCGCAAATCCCCTTTCAAGATCACCAACGCCCAAGCCGCGTGGGAGACAGTCAAAGATCAAATCACCCCTGAAGCCTTCGCCGCCTGCGCCGAGGTGAAAATCGGGGAACTGGAGAAAGCCATCGCCCGGACCGCCAAGCGCGGCGAGATGGCCCGAGCAAAAGAACATCTTCGTGACGCACTGGTGGATGCCGATGCGGCCAAGTCTGAAGGGACTTATCACTACTTAAAAAAGACCAAGTAATAACGCCATCAATAATTATGGGAAAAGTATCGTTTGAAGAGGCCGTTGAGGCCCAAATTATCGAGGAAGTCAGCAACA